ATTCAGGCCATTGATGATGGTATTGTGATTGGAAAACTTAGTGGTACATTAAAAGATAATGTACACCTGAAATGTGGTATCCTTACAGGAGAGACATATGGGTTCTTTGCTGGCAGAACAGATAATCAAGCAATTAAAGTAGTTGTTTCTGAAACATGTCCAGCCCTTCTCGTTTATCCTGGAAAGTCTGTGCCTGGCAATTGTGGTGGTGCAATCATTGATGCAAATAAAGCTCTGATTGTTGGGATCCACATTGGCAAGGCAAAAACTGTTGCGGATGTGCTTTATGGTCTCAGGTTTACTGAGGACTTCATGCGCACAGCTTTGGCTTTTCAATGAACACTTCATTGTATCCTGTCATACCCCTTCTGAGTAATGCTAAACAACCTTCCTATAAGTCCTTTTCTAACGTGGATTGGCTTGGAAGTATTGGCATGAAGAAGCTTGGTTCTAGCTCACAATATATTCCTGAATTAAAGACATTTGTGTTTCATTCACAATTGGGAAAAGAATATAATTTAGCTAACCTTGGGGTATTCAATGAAGTTTTAGATAGGATTGGTAAATACGATATACTTGATAAACCTCTTGATATGAAGTCTGTTGATAAAACTATGGATTATTTTTTCAATTTTATAGATTCATGTTATTTTTTAGAGGAATCCAGTGCTTATTCCGAAATGAATAAATCATCAAGTGTTGGCTTTGGTGCTAAACTATCTGGAATAAACACCAGGTATGATCCAAAGCTGGAGTCTTATATGGACCAGTATGTAGCGTCTTTAAAGGTAGACAATAGATACTGTCTTATAAGTGGAAGTCAAAAGGATGAAATACGTCCTACTCATAAAACTCCTCGTCTTTTTACCTCTTTTCCCCCAGAGCATACTTACGCAGCATCTATATGCTTAGGTGATTTTCTTGAACAGTTTTATCAGCATCATTTTTGTGTTGATGGTTCGATTAGTGCAGTTGGTGATTCTCCTCAAAAAGGATCATTGATTTACTATAGGACTGAGCTGTCTAAACGCCCATATCTGTATTGTACAGATACTAGTGGTCAAGATTCATCCGTAAGTGCTCAATTCATACGCATAATCTACGAAAGAATTTTTGGAAAAATGGATTTAACACTAGAAGAGAAAACACTCTTTTGGGGCGTGATGAATAATAGTATATATAAGCATGTGAATGTTTGTGGAAATATATACTTATTACCTAGGGGATTAGGATCTGGTGACTACCTTACTGTAGTTATCAATATAATGTGGAGATTATATATGATCCTAGAAAATTACACTCATAATGTTGAAGATTTCTTTTGTGAAAACACAATTATTATTAATGGTGATGACTTAATTATGTCATCTGATCATGATGATCTTGATCTTAATAGTAGTTATGCAACAATTGAGTGGGCCGGTAAACCTATAACATGGGCTGAAGCTGATTTTTGTTCTTGTAAATTTGAACCAAATATTCATTATGACAAGGCAAAAATGCTTGCCGTGCTAAATTTTCGAAAAAATAAGGCGTATCAATTTTCTCCAACAGCTGAATTGACTCGTCTTGGCGGTCTTTTGCGCGTTCATGTTGATAAAGAATTTTATA